CGTTGCGGTTTTTAACGTCAGATTGCATAAATACACCTTCGATAAAATAATGTTTATCGCCATTTCCGACATTTTCTTTGACGTATTTAATATCTTCAGTTAATTCTGTAATGAGTTTCATGGCTTCCTTTGGTTAATTTGTTTTTTTAAAAACATTTTTTGCAACGTTTGCATATTCGTTTTTTAAACGATCTCCTAGCTTTTTGTATAATTCTTTAGAAGCATTTTCTTTAAATTGAACAATGTTTTCCTCTAATACATTTTTTACTAGGTTGTTTACTTTATTTTCCATTTTTTCTCACTTGCAGATTGTTTGTGCGTTTCTATAAAACTCTAAGTGTTTTTTTAATTTATGCGGAGTTTGTAATATTTCTTCCAACATAAATTTTCTATTTTTTGGTGACAACGAATCAAAAAGCTTTGTTAAAGCTTCAAAATCAGATTCATTAATATTTATATAACTTTCATTCTTTAATTTTAAACGGTTATTAAATTTTGAATCGTATTTTTCAATAAATTCTATAAAATAATTTAAATCTTCATTTGATTCAGTAATTTCTGTTTTATTAAAAAAATTATTGTGTAACTGCTCGTTTACTTCTGAAAGAGCATAATTTAATTTTAAAGATAAACAATCGGTAAGACTCTTTTTAAAAGCCGAATCTTCCTCTAATAAAAGATCTTTAATGCCTTGTTTTAATATTAAGGATGAAAGTTCATTCATTGTTGTTGTCCTTCAGTTTGAGCTTGCATCTGTTGTGCCATCATTTGTTGCATTTGCTCTTGTCTCATTTTTTCAATATCAACCTTCATTTGTTGATCTATTTCTTGAATATCTTCATCAGTTTGCTTTAGAATCTTTCTTCTAATAAACTCTGAAGAGAAATACTTACCAACATAAGGTTCTACAATAGATAGCATCTTAATTCTTTCAGCTAAAATTTCTGATTCTTTTAAATCCCAGAAATAATTATCGGTATTGTAGACAAACTTGATATGTTCTTTAAGAACAGTCCAATCTTCTTCGGTTATTACTCCACGTAGAAGCAATTGTACACGCAAAAAGTCATAAAATAATTTAGAGAAATGTGTTCTGAGTCTTTCAATAAATTTGTAAAATTTTACTTCTTCTCTGGTGATTTCCACAGATCTTCCCATATTAAATCCGGTTTGATCTGCTACTAAACGGCTTAGTGGAACGTTTAAAGAATTATAAAGTTTCTTTTTAAAGTAATCAACGTCCTCAATTTGTGACATAGCATTGCCACCCGGCAATGTAGTAATTTGTGTTCCTTGTGAACCTTCTCTTCTTGGAAGCCAATAATCTTCCAAAACAGAAAGATGATTTCTTTCATCACGAATTTCACCACTGTTTTGATTGTATATGATTCGATTTCTAAATCGACTCATCATATCACGCATATACTGTTCAGCTTTTTGTTTTGGCAATTGTCCTACGTCAACATAAAATACTCTGCGTTCTGGTGCGCGAGCTACGCGGTAAACTAGAAGAGCATCTTCTAGTTGTCTTAGCATGTTTAATGGTCTTATGGCTTTGTGCAGATATCCCAAGACGCGCTTGGTGTTCATGTCAATTACACCAGATGGAACGTAAACAACGCTGTCCAAAGAAAGGTGTAAACCACCAGGGCCAGTCAAAAGATAAGAATCTTTATCGGAATCAGTATAAAGATAATATTCTTCAATTTCTTTGATCAAAGAAACCGGTTGATGAAAACCTTTTTGTGGTTCTTTTTTTACTTTACGAACTTTTTTAATTTTCATCGGATCAATTGGTAATATTTCTTTGATGCCTTCTTGAGGGTTGTCTTTGTCTATGACAATATTATAAAAAAGTCTTGAATCAATATACCATCTTCTAAAAATTTCATAACCACGATCTTGGAAATCTAATAGGCTTACAATTTTATCAAATTCTTTATAAATTTTAGTTTTGATCGCGTCAGAGATTGGAACTTCTCTCAAATCCATTTTAACTGGACGTTTTTCGCTTCCTTTGACAATCGCAGAATTAACAATTTCTTCAATTGCATTATCAATTTCTGGGTATACGGCCATATTTCTGTATTGTATTACAGAACTAGACTCGTCTTTTAAAGTTCCAGTATAATCAATTGCGCTACTAAAAAATCCACCAGCCTCAACAGTTACAGTACCATCGAAAGTTTCTGGTACTGAAAACTTTTGTAAAACCTCTTCTTGGTTTTGATCTGCTGTTTTTTTCTTTCCAAACTCAAATCCAAATAGTTCAATTTCCATATATGTATTTAGAACGACTTTATTATGGTTCTGCTGTTAACCTGCTTCCAGCGTTATAAGCGCCGGAATAAAGTTTAATGTAGTCAAAAACCAAAACAACAGTAAATTGATTTAATGTGTTTGGGGTAGCCATATTTAAATTTACGTCCATTATGGCTCTGGGCCATACACCGAACATTTCAAATGTTTTTAATGAAGGGTCTATTTCGCCATTTAAATTTAATTGTTGAACTGTCCACGAATCAGCTTTATAATTTTTAAATGAATCAGAAATATTGTTGCTGTGTTGGTTTATTTGATTGTGCCAAGAGCTAAACTTTTTCCACATATCATAAAGTTCTGGAGTATCGTCTATGACAGCAACGCTCCACGCTGGATATTGTTTTTCTCCAGGATAATACCCTTTACGGCCAAAATAATTATATTCCATTGTTAATGTTGACAAAGCTGGCATTTGCGTAGCTCTTATATGAAATTTACTCACAGAAGAAGGACCGCCTCCCTGTACCTCTCCATAGGGAAAATTACCAGTTACAACAAATCTATTTTGTCTTGTTCCACCACCGAATGCTGTTTTAAAATCATTGATATGTATTGTCATGGTTAAATACCCTTTACAATTTCAAACCAATCAAAAGTTAAAACAACGCTAAAAACACATTGATCTGCTTTTGCCATATCTAAGTCCAACGCACTTATTTGACTTGGCCAACAATTAATTAGCTTAATAGTTCTAATAGGCGGTATGCTAGCCGAAGGACTACCATTTAATCCAAGTTGATTTACAGTCCAGTCAACTTGTAAGTCGCCATAATCAAAATCGCTACCAGCAACAGTGTGAGTTACGTGGCCGTCTAAAAGTTCTTTCCACTTATTAAAAGCTTTCCATAAATTTTGTGTATTATTATCATCGTATATGGATACAGTCCAAAAACCATAAGCCCGATCACCAGCAAAATTTAACAGTCTGCCGCGATATGGGACTTGAATCGTTCCTAACTCGGCTTTTGGTAAACTTGCAGCAAATATTTTAAATTTAGTTTCATTTGTTGGAACACTTATCCCCGTGGCAGAACCGCCAACGGTAGTTGGAAAGGCACCTACAACTTCAAATCTGTTGGCTCTTGTTCCACCACCAAAGGCAGTTTTAAATGCTGTAATTGAATTACTCATTTATTTTATGATCCAGAAACTGAAACTGTTACTGTATAAGATGTTGTTGATAATATTGGTTTTACTGTTACGCTAGCATTTAAAGTAGAACTGTTATCTGTGTTATTGGTTGTGTCACAAATAATTTGTGTATAATTTGTATCAATATAATTTGATATTGTTGATATAAATGATTCTATTAGTGTCAATGCCGATGATCTTGTAGTGCTATTATTTAAGCTGAAAACATATTTTAAGAGAATTGCAGTAACATTTTTTTGAATGTAATTTTGTAAGTATGCTGGGCCAACTCTTTCACCGGATGTATATGTAAATCCTGCTGCAGCAGTTGCTCCAACAAGATCGGAGCCCAAGAAATAACTTGTAGATGTACCGGTATCTACTTTTGTATAAAAATTAACTCTATTTTTCTTGTACACATTTTTTGTAGTATCGTCAGTCCAACTGACAATATTGTTAATTTTTGTGTTTAGTGGTGTCGAAAAATTTGAACCGGCAACAGTTAATGGCAAACTATTTGTATTTTTAGATCTAGTAAAAGCCCCCGCTGCATCGGA